ATGCCGTCCCGCTGGCTGGGGAACGTCACGCTCGTCTGCGACAGAGAGCCGACGTCACCGGCGAGCGGCTGGTACTCCAGCAGGATGCACGTCCCCCTGTACTCCGGGTTCGTCTCCGACACCGCCGCGCTGGTGGGGCGGACGACGACCTCGAACTCCTCCTCCTGGTCGTAGAGGGGGTAGAGGGTCGCATCCACCGAGGCGGCGTCGAAGTCCTGCTGAAAGTTGATGACAAAGCTGTCGTCTTTCAGCCCGTGGGTGCGCTCCCGGCCCGACCCGCCGAAATTGGTGGTCTCCACCTCGTCCTTGCTGAGGTTGACCTCGACGGAGGACACGTGGTCGGAGAACCCGACCCCGTCGACCTCGATGTAGCAGTCCCGAAGGACCAGTTTCCCCATGACCTACTCCTCGACGCTCTTCTGGTCGGCCGCCGCCGACTCACTGGTGGCATGCGAAGGCCCCGCGCTCGGGCGGGGCCGCTTCGACGACTTGGCGGGTTTGTCCGGTGGAGACTCGGGCGGGTCGAGGATCTCGATCTGGCCCCGGGCCACCAGCCTCCGAGCCTGCGAGAGCGACAAGACCACGTCACCCTCGCACCTGGGTTTCACGCCCTTGACCGGATGCTTGCCGGTCACACGGATACGCATCACACCTCCACCACTGCTCGCGTCACGTCCGCCGTCGCGGAGTAGCCGACCTCCGCCACCCCGTCGTCGTTGCGGTACACCGCCAGCAGCGGAATCCACGCCTCACCCGAGGCGTCCACCGTGTACTCCCGGTCCGGGTAGTCAACCCCGGTGGGCAGGCGGCCCTGCCCCGAGAGGGTGACCGTCACCGGCGACGCGGACCCGTTCCGCACGACCAGGATCTTCCGGACGCCGGTCTCCGCCGTGTCGTCGGCCGCAGCCGCCCCGAACGTGGGCGCGGTCCCAGCCGTGGTGATGGTGTGTGTGGTGATGAGAGCCATAGCTCCTCCAACGTCAGGTTGCGTGCACCTCGACAGCCCACTCGGCGCCGAGGTAGGGGACACCGGCCCACTCCATCGGCCCCGCCTGGATCAGCGACGGCACCTGCACGAAATCGGCGACCTCGACCCCGTCCAGGGCGAGGGGCTGTCCGTCGGCCTCCAGCACGGTGAGGATGCTCCGCGGACCGACGGGGGACAGGTAGGCGTCCAACGCGACGATCGCGGACTCCTCGTGCGCGTTCTGGACCATGACCCGCAGCGTCCACAGTTGGGGGTGGCCGCCCCCGAACGTGGACCGGTAGTCGATCCCGGGAGACGACGCGGAGCCGCCGGGGATGCCCAGCGTCAGCGCCGCAGCAGGAGCAGAGATGGTCCCCGCGAAGTAGGGGTACACCTGCAACCCGGGGATGGTCTGGAGGCGTTGGGCGAGTGCCTGCCGCACCTGGCTCACCGTCGCAGACATGGCATCACCCCACCAGAATCCGGTGCTTGACGTACTTCGCGAGCTTCCCCGCGGCCATGCGCGAGTCCCGCACCCGCACCACGCCGTAGTCGTCGACCCCAGCCACCCCGAGCGGCGCAGTCCGCAACGTCACGGTTTCCGCGGCGAGGATCTTCGCGGCCTGCTTGACGGGGGCGGGCACGGACTCCCAGCCCCACTGGGCGGTGACCCGCAGCGTCGCCCTCCGCCCGCACCGGGGAAAACAGCCGTCCAACGCGGTGATCTTGTAGTAGGGCCAGCCGTCCTGACCCTCCACGGTCCCGTTGAGCGGCTCCACCTGGTAGGCGTCGGCGTCCCAGGTGGACCACGACCCGCTGCCGGTCTCGTCGACCTCCACCACCAGGCCGGTGGTGGAGTGGATGTCGTCGACGTAGGCCCAGGTGGGCGCGGTCGGCACGAACAGTCGCTGGCTCGCCGTGTCGGCCCGGTTGAACTGGCGTCCGCAGTGCCGCTCGATTTCCCGGCTCACGGACGCGATCGCGTCCTCCAGCTCAGCGTCGTCGCCGTCGACGGTGATCCCCATGTACGCCCGCAGCTCAGCCAGCGTGATGTAGGGGTCCCCGAGCGCCACGGTCAGCTCCTCGGGATCGGAGTGCGGCGCGCATCCCCGAGCACGATGACCGCCCCGTACATCCCACCCGACGTCGCATCGGCGACGGTGGTCACCGCCCGCAGGTACCGGGCGTGCCCGACATAGCCGAGTTCGTGCACCTGCTCGTCGTTGGCGGTGGTGACGCTGATCGCCTCACCCTGCAGGTCACCCGAGTCCACGTCCGACCAGTCCGACCCGTTGTCGGACTCCTGGAGCTTGATGGCGTGGGTGCCGTCGGTGACCGTCCCGGCCAAAACCACGAGCATCGCGCTGCGGAAGTTCGACAAGGCCGGGGAGGACCGGTCCACGGGGGCGCCGTTGGTGGTCTCGGTGTAGGTGGCCGGCCCCAGCGTCACCGCCGCCGTGCTGTGGTTGTAGACGGACCGTCTCACTTCTCGTCTCCGTCCTGCTCACCCTTCGGGGTCGTCTTGCGGGGCCGCACCGCACGCCCCGACGGCGGCTTGGCCTGCTCTGCCGGTTTGCGGGCCGGGGCGACAGACCGCCGCTCCCCGGGCGCGGACGTGGCCTGCTCGACCCGCCGCGCCTCCCGCTGCACGTAGGCCCCGGCGTCCTCGAACAGGTGCTCGCGGCCCGCCACTATCGGGTCGTTGTCGGCGACCAGGTCCCCGGCGTGCACCATGCGCGGCGGTTTCCCCGCCCAAAACGACTGCTTGGCCCGCTTGACCATGCTCTCCCTCCTTCTCATGGGGCGGCCCCGACTGTCGTGTCGGGGCCGCGCAGCCGGTCATCAGGCGGTCGTCGCCACGTTCAGCACCCGGAACGCGCCGTCGTTCACGCTGTCGGCGCCGACCCGGTAGTAGGCGTACCAGCCGCGCTGACCGGAGGGCCTGTTGTTGCCGGTGTGGAACAGGTGCGGAATGAACTCCACGGTCATCCCGATCCGGTCCGCGATCACGTAGTTACTGAAGTCCCCGAACAGCAGCAAGAAGTTGTCGGCGGTCACCGACGTGTCGAACCCGGAGTCCATGTCCTCCGATTCCAGAGCGGGACGGCCCAGCAGGGTCGGCGGCATGCCGTTGCCGATCCGCTCCCACATCTGGGCTCCGCCCTGCGTGTCGAAGTTTCGGATCAGGTTGTAGATGGCGCGGTTGGCCATCCACGACGCCGACGCCCGGTAGCGGGCGGGCAGCTCCTCATCCAGCTTGTACACGTCGGCGGCGGCGAACGTCTCCGGCGTGGTCGGGGACACCTCGGAGCTGGTGCCGTCCAGGGCGGTGATGATCCCGGTCGGCTGCCCCGACCCGCTGCCGGTGATGAACGCCGCAGCCTCCAACGAATCTTTGCCCATCGCCAGCAGCCGTCCGACTTCCGCGGTCACGTTCGCGGCGTCCTGCATCGCCTCCAACGAGATCGGCACGAACCCGTCCGCCTTGTGCACGGGCACGGACGGCTGCTCGAAGGTCGGCGCGTTGTCTCCGGCCTCCGAGCCTTCGGCGGCCCACCGCCACTGCACCTCACCCGCGGACACGCCGTGCCACACGTCACCGGTCGCGATGACCTGCCGGGCGACCTGCCGGATCTGGTTCAGCGACCCGTCCGAGGTGATGATCACGGTCGGGTCGAGCTGGAACGGCACCAGGTAGCCGCCCTGAGAATCCGTCAGGGACATGGCGCGCTCCAGCGCCCGCTGCTCCTCCGGAGTGACCATGTGGCCCCTGCCGCCAGCCAGTTTGCTCCAGGCCCGCACGTACTCGGGGCTGGACGTGGCCAGACACAGGCGGGCGATCGATCCGTCCGGGTCGTCCCACCGCTCGATGATGTCGGTGGCCGCCGACCGGATGCCGTCGGTCGCGCCGGGCATCCGCTCGATCGCGGACACCGCACGCGCCCGCAGTTCCGCGGCGACCTCCTGCTTGGACCTGCTGAAGGTCCGCACCTCACTGAGGTCCCACGGGTTGCGGAACCGCCGGTCCTCCACCGAGTCGGGGTTGAGGATCGGGTCCAGGTCGTAGCCGTCCGCCGTGTTGACCGGGGTGCCCCGCTCGATCCGCAGCCCAGCCGCAGCCGGGGTGCGGTCCACCACGCTGGCCGCGGACCGGATGCGCTCCAGAGCGGCCCTGCGCTCCAGGTGACGGCGGTGCTCATCCACAGCCGCGAACTCGCGGGTCAGCTCGTCGAAGAGCTGCTCGTCCTCCGCCGTCAGCGAGTCTTTGGCTTCCAGCCGCTCCAGCTCAGCTGCGATGTCCTTCAGGCGGATCACCGCCTGGGGGTGCGACAGCTCCATGATGTCGCTCACTCCGTTTCGATCTCAGCGAGACGGTCGCGCATCAGGCCGCGGATCTCCGCGATCTGGGAGCGCAGCCGCTCAGTACGGTCATCAGTGGGCGACGGGTGCCCCTCGGTGGGCGGCGCGTCGACGTCCGGTCCCGGGTGCCTCTCGGTGGGCGGCGCGGTGCGGACATGGGACGGCCCCGCGCTCGGGCGGGGCCTGGACAGGGTGGACGGGTGCCCCTCGGTGGGCGGCGCGTCCGATGGAGTCCCGAACAGCAGTGCCCGCGCCACCTGAACGCGGGTCTCCGGGTCTCCCAGGTCGTGAAAGTCGGGGCGGGCGCCGCGGGCGCCGCGGGC